CCAGTTTGTCAATCGCCTCCTGCTGGCGACCGGACATCTGACTCCACAAATTGTGATTCCAGTAGGAAAGCAGAGCTTCGTTCTCTTTTTCAAGCTCTTTCATGTTGGCGCGGACTTCGGCCATTTCAGCGTCAAGTTCTGACAGAGAAGCCTTTTTCATCGCCTCGTTGAGCTTATCCTGCGCCCCTGCGGCGATTTCCAGCTTATTGCCGACCTCGTCAACGGAAATACCAAGATCGCCATACTTCTTCTGCAACGCCCCGGATAGTTTTTCAGCCTCAGCCATCTCATCGTTGCTGAGTTTTTGCTTTGACGCAAGCTGCTGTAACCGCTCCATACGGAGCTGATCGCTTTGCCGTTGCTGGTCGCCTTTTTCGCGGAGCGTGGACATTTTATCGGAAAGCTGAGCGGTGTATTTACCCGCCTGACTCAGAGCGATCACCACCCCGGCCAACGCCGCGCCGATCCCAATCAGAATCCACGATACCGGAATCGCACAAAATGCGGCTGCCGCCGCACTTGCCGCAAGATAACCAGCCGCCACCGCTTTGGTAGTCACCGCAAGAAAAAGATTTGTTGCCCCTCCGGCAGTCGCGACCGCCGCCGCTTTGATGTTGGCAACGCTGAATAAACCGATTGTCCCCGTTGCAAATGCTTTTGCCGCAGTTAGAATTTTAGTTGCACCAGTAGCAATAGCGGAAGCCGCCGCGCTTGCTTTCATCGCTCCGGCCGCCGCGATATTCGCCATGCTAAAACTTTTTAAGGCAGTAGTTGCCGCCGCCCATTTTGCCGCCAGCATCGATTTGGCGGTCGCCGCCGTTTCGGCCTTATTCATTAATACAAGACCTGCCGCGATCTGTTTAGCTCTCGAATCAATCGGCAGATTCAACGCCGCCAGCAGTTGAGAAGTTCCAACCATTGCCGGAATAGCCGCATTGCGGTAACTGGTGAAGGCTTGGGTCAGCAAAGAAAGCGAACTTCCCATCGCCGTTCCTTTGGCGACAAACAATCCCTGGACAAAGGTGAAACCCTGCAACACTCCCCGAACCACGCCTATTCCCGCCGCCGCAGTCTTTGCCGCAATACCAATGGCAATTAGCCCGGCTCCAAGAGCCGCTGTTCCGGCAACCGCAATGGCAAAACCCGTGACCATGCCTTGATTTGCCTCAATCCATTCAATGACTGCCAGCGTGACGCTGGTCAGTTTATCCACGAATGGCTGAAGCGTCCCTTCCAGTGCTTTGCCGACAGCATTCATTGCTCCCTCGACCGCAGACCGGAACAGCCGGAATGATCCCCCAAGCCCGGCGTCCATTTCAGCAGCGGTCTGTCGGGCAGTTCCGTCGATATCCTTGAGCTTGGCGATGAATGCGTCAAGTTCCTTGACATTGCCGCCGAGGCTCAATCCCGCAAGCGAACCGCGAATATCAAAAATATCCTCGGCGAATGCGAGTTTTTCAGCAGTTGGCAGGCTGTTCATCACCTTGCCGAGATCGGCCATAATATCAGCCATTTTACGCAAATTGCCGTTGGCGTCAGCGGTTTCAACCCCGACTGCCTTGAGCTTTTCACGCACCTTGACTTTGGCAAAGCGTGAGTAGGATTTACGCAAGGCAGTACCGGCCAGAGAACCCTTAATTCCAAGGTTGGCAAGCACTCCCAATGCGGCGGCGGTGTCGGTGATGTTTTCACCGGCTGCTTTCGCTTGCGGCCCGGCCATTTTCAAGCCTTCGAATAGATCCGTCAAGGTTTGCGCCGAACCATTAGCCGCCGCTGTAAGCACATCGGCAACGCTGGACATCTTCGACGCTTCCACGCCAAAAATCCGCATGGAGTTTGCCGCGATATTGGCTGATTCGCCTAACTCCGTCCCGGTTGCCCTTGCTAAATCCAACACCGGCTGGATGGAAGATTGAATCTCCTGCGGCGAAAAGCCCATGCGCCCTAAACTGGTCATTCCCTGCGCCACCTGCGAAGCGGTGAAGCTGGTTTCCCGACCGAGTTTCTGAGCGGTTTTTGTCAATGCCTCAAAATCGCTTTGAGTCGCTTTGGTAACTGCCCGAACCAGCCGCATCTGGTCGTCAAAATCAGCAAAACTCTTAGCCGACAAGGCCAGTGGCACACCTATCGCGCCAGCCGCAATCAAAAGATCACGCCCGATGGCGGTGCAAGCCCGGCCAAAGCTCTGAAGTTGAGCCTGTGCCTGAGTTAAATTGCGCTGGAGCTTACTGGTCTCAGCGGTTACCTCGACATAAGCTGCTCCGGCGCGGATGTTACTTGATAATGACATGAAATTTCCAAATTACTGGTTCGTTGGTTCAGCGGACAAATACGTCCTTGAGGATCGACAGTGGAACTTTCGTTACCACTTTGGGTTTGATATAATACGGATTAAAATCCGCTGGTTTCGCCGCTTTGCTTTTCTTCGGATCGCGGGTCAAGTTGACCACCAGTGCCATCAAACTTGAAGTCTGCTCCCATTCGAAGCGCCCGCGAGCTTCGGACATCGCCAGAAGTTCACGCAGCGTAAACGGGTCAGGATTTACTGAGCAGACTCCGGCGAGCTCGTTGATGAGCTGGTCAACTGTTCTAATGCGTCGTCGATTTTGCTGTCGAGCGTCGGATCTCCCAATAGTTCGCTCAGGGCTGCTTTGCTTTTTTCCCGGAAGCGGCGGGTCGCCCCCAGAACCTTTTGCAGGATTCGCCGCTTCCCCTCGGGGAAAAAATCAACTATCTCATCAAGCAGTGCTGCCGTTGCCATTTCGATGGTGTCTCCGGCCATTGCCCGACCGAAATCAACATCGGAAATTTTCTTCTGATCAGCTTCCTCCTTGCACGCTGCGTACAAGACATCCACCAGCAAAACCGGATCATCTGCAAGTTTTTCCAGCACCTCCACATTTGGTGGCTTGCCCGGCTCCATGCTGATGATATTTGCCAAGTCAACTTCACACAAAGCGCGAACCTGCTTGATCGTCCCGACGTTCACGGATATTACCCATGAACGCCCGGCATTGTCAGTAAAACTCTTCATTATGCGCCACCTCCGCCACTCCAACTCGGTGCGCGTTCCGAAGCGGTCGGCTTCGCGGTTACGGACACAGAAAGAGCTTCCTCCAGCGGCTGTTCAACTGAAAATCCGGTGATGGAAAAGTCCGCGTCCAGCCCATTGCCCGCACCATCAGTTACGAATAGAGCGATTGGGGTATTGTTGAAGTACGCATCCGAGAATGCCTGAAAATCCGCATCCTCTGTGTCGTAAATCATGCCAAACTCCAATGAGGCCTCTTTCAAGGTCGCTACGGAAGCTCTCCAACCCTCGGTTGCGCGGGTCGTTACATCTGCCTCGCCTGACTCCAGGCTCAAGGTCAAATCTTTAACATTCGTCACCTCGGTTGAACCGGTGCTTCCTGCCGCTCCGCGCAAAAGTTTTGCGTCAAGTCCAAGTACAATTGCCATAATTATTTTCTCCTATGGTTTTACACTGTTTTCCCACAACTTGGGTAAACTATTTACTGTTGTTTTCAAGGTCGGGCCCATCAGCGGTCTTTTGGGGTAGTCGCGCTTGCGGTAACGCGCTCCGAATTCATGCGGAAACATTGCTGTGCCGATGAACTTTTCGGCTGGCCCGATCACCACCGCCTGCCTTCGTTTCTCCACCCCGAAAAGCAAGGAACGTTTAAGCAGTCCACGCCGAGTATTCGGCGGCGAACCGGGCATTGAAGCCTGGCCGCTTCGCCTTATCCGGTTTCTGGCCGCCTTGCGAACGTAAGCCCCGGCGCGACGCAGTCCGATCATATTGCCGCGTCGGACGCAGAGGAGCACCCGGCGCGAATCAAACTCGGTTCTGCACCTCATTTGATTTGCTTAAAGGCAAGCTGAATAACGCTGATAAACTGATTGCGCTGACGCAGATATTCCGGACTGTAGATTGGGTCATAAGCCACCGAAACACATGTCGCTCCGGCAAGTTTGCAATGCAAAAACCGCACCCCGATATCATTTGACAGCTTCAATAAATCAGGCAATTCGCTTTCCTTGCCCCGTTTGAGAATCCCCACGGAAACCTTTAAAAGCTCCTCTCGTGATGACCGGCTGAGAGTCTTGAACTCTATTGCCAGCGGAACCACTACCACTCGCATTTCAGCGAGTTCAGCAAGTTCATATTCCGGCACAAAGGAAACTTCCGCAGAATATTCCGCAAGTTCTTCTGCGACCGCTTCAGCTATTTTTAGTATGTCCGGCATGTTTATCTCCTAAGCAGTTCCATCGCAATCGCTCCCAAAGCGGCAATCAAGGCCAGGACTGCCGCACCGGTCGCGGAAAGCATAGACCTCTGAACATCCTGCGCCGCCCGGCAAGGCGGAGCGTGATGCGCTGAACCATCCTTGAAGTGCATGGAAAGCATGCCTTTCAACTCCGCAATATCCATGCGCGCTTTATTCAGAGATTCCCATATTTCCTGATGGTTCGGTTCGTCTCCATTAGGCATCGCTTATTTCTCCTATATATTTTGTGTGTATGCGGCGGGTTGTTCTGCCTGTTCCCGACCATCGCCACACGGGTTCGTTATTGGGAGCAAGCACCTCGTATTCAAAGCCGTCACGAATAATGCGGTCACCCCGTTTTGGGTCGTGTTCGAGTTCGGAGGCAGAGATTAAAAAATCCCATGCCTCCGTGCGAACGGTGACTCCATATTCGTTTGTAGCCCGGAATACTGTGCGCCCTATGGTCGCATGGCATTGAATCTTCGCGCCGTCTGAGCAGATGTACTCAATGGGAGAACTGAGCCATTGGTCACGCTGGTCATTAAGCCACGAAGCGCCTTTGTCAAGCATTCCAGCCGCAGTCATTATTGAACCGCGTTACCCGCAATTATCCCGACCGCCCGAAGCGCGGACAAAATAGAATTGACCTTGCTTGCCAAGCTGGCGATGGAATCTTTGCAGTCGCATTCAGCAATGTTTGCGAGTCAAATCAGTGATCGGATCACCAGCGACAAAATCAGTAGCCAGCGAGTACGGAGCATTGAGCAGTACCCGCACATTTTCATCGTCTTCTGTCGCGGAAGCCACCGCCTTGCCAAGGTAGTGATTTGAACCTTGCACCGTGGTGGCCTTTTTAGCACCAGCATCCCAAAATACCACCGTACCGGCTGCAATCTCAACTTCGGCTTTCACCACATCGAAAACCCCGACAACAGCGAGTGCGCCGAGTTCGCCAGCGGCAATATCAAGTTTTGCCACCCCCACCAAGTCGGCTATGATTTTTACATCGCCGGCGAGGATATTTTCACTGGGAGTATAGTCTACTGAATCGCCCTTCTGTACATACTTTGCATACATAAATAAATCTCCTGATTTTTGTTTGGTTGTGAATTTGAATGGGGCGCGTCAGCGCCCCTTGTTGATGGAATTACGCCCCGTTAGCTTTGACCATGCCGCGATGATCCTGCTCACGAACTCCGAGGTCAAAATAAACCCGGAACCACAGCCCCAAAGTGTTGAAGTCGGTCTCGCCGCGCTCTACTGTCGGAGTGCGTTTTCCCTTCAAATAACCGATCTCCCAAGTGTCCACCGTGTTGGGATCACCAAAGAGATACCAGGCGTTCTGTGAGTTGCCGGTGTAGGCGGTGTTGCCCAAATATGGCGAACTTACCACTTCCAGATTTTCATCCGCAAGCACATTCAGCGCCGGGCGCACGGTTGTGTCATTGCCTCCGGCCATGACCAGCGTCGCGCCTCTGGTAAGTTCAATTGCCAGATGCTTCAAAGCGGTCGGAACCAGCAGGAATCGCGGCTCAACACTGATTGGCTGTCCGTCTGAATCGACTTGGTCAAGGAACAGACCAATGGCTTTCTTGAGACTGTCGGGACTCAACGCGGAAGTCGCGCCGCCAAAAGTGTTCTTATGGCTGGCGTGGAACAGGGAGTTTCCGTCAAGCTGCAATGGATTACTCAACAAGCGACTGAAGAACAACTGGTCAATCAATCGTGCCGCACGGTTGCCCATCGCGGTCGGAACTTTCATGAACGCGCCCAGGTCATCGTTGATAATCATCTTCCGGGTCAAACAGAATTTTTTCCCGTAGGTGTCAAGCTGATTCTTGGCGGCTTCTTCGACAACCCCGCCGTCTTTGATTTCACCGTCAGCAGCAACCGGCAGCAAATCGCCGACGTCGGTCAAGCGGAAGCGGTCGTTTTCTTTGAAATCGTTCAAATCGCCAGTCGAACACAATCGGGTCGCAATCACCGGCTGCGCCTTGTAGCTCTGGAGTAGCTTCTTGTTCGCCACGTTACTCAAAATACCCGGCAGGGACACAGAACTGAATGCCGCCCGGATGGTCTCGTTATCGAAGCCGCGACTGTAGGGGATGCCATCAAGTTTCATACACTCGACAATCATCTGCCGCAAGGGCATATCCATCTCGCTCATACCGGCTTCAACGACCTGTGCTCCATAGGATTTCTCCAGCGAATCAGCATCAAGACCGACGCGCAAACACATGGCCGCCTCGATGGTTTTTCGCATTTCGCCTCCTTCCGGCTGAGTTTTTACACTGATATTCACATCGGCGCTCGGACGTTCCGCCCGCATGGTTGCCAGAACCTTGGAAGTAACCACTTCCGGCGTCCAGCCTGCACTGATCGCCTCACGTTCGATTTCGGGGAAGTCACCATCACAGATTGCCTGAATCGCGGAAACCCGGTCACGTTCGGCCTTTACCGCCGTTTGTGCCGCTTCCTGCGCACTGGCTTGAATCATCGATGGAACTGCCCCGGCCTTGGTCTCGGTTTCAGAGTTTTCATCCTCTTCCTTTTCGGCTTCCGGCTTGGCGGCGGGCTTGGTTTCGGTTTCCGCAACGGTAGTTTTGGTTTCCTTTTCCTGCTCTTTGTTTTCTTCTTCGGTGGTCACTTTCTTGTCCTCGACTTCCTGATTGTTTTCCTGTGGCATATTGCCTCCTTCACTTGCGTTAAGTTTGAAACTCGCACTTACTTTCATGGTTGTTTTCGCGTCCGCGCCAACCGCGACAACGGATACCTCGCGAAGTACAGATTTTTTGACATGGTAAAACGGCGCATTGAAATTTTGGCCGTTGACTTCTCGGCTTCCGGTCTTGACCAGCTCACATTCGGCAACGTCTGCACCGATGCTCAACTGCCAGTCAGCCCCGGCTTTGGACTGATCTACGATGTCTTGGGCATCGTCGCTTTCAGAGACGATCTCGCCATTGATTTTCAGCGTATTATCCTCGACCGTTGCCGTCACCATCCCGACTCGTGAAGTCGTTTTATTTTGATGGTTGGTCAACAATGGTACGCTGTCCGGGATTTCCATTCCGGCAAGCTCAACAATTACCGGATGCTTCCAGCCAGGCAACTTCATTTTGCCGCCTGAATACGCCATGCCGACGACTTTCGGCTTTGCGTCTCCAGATGCCTCAATGAGTAGAAAATCACTCATGTGCTTCTTCTCCTTTATGGGTTGTGTCCAATTCCTCTGAATCATCGACTTCATCAGAGTCGCTGGACTGATTTGTAGTTATCGGAATGTTTAATTTCCGCATCAAATTCAGTTCCTTAGCCCTTTGCCGCAGAACCGACATGTAATCGCGTCCGTCCTTGGCGCATTCAGCCGCCAATGTGGTCGTGTGGTTATTGAGCCGTTTTTCCTGAGCATTTGCCTCTTTGCCGGGGTCGACGTGCGGAAAACCGTCCCAAAACCAAGTGTGGCGAGGATAGGAACTTGAGTCAGTGAAAAGTGCTTTTGACAAAGCATATTCACGAACCCATACCGCAAATATCCGATTAAGAATCTCCAGTTCCCAAAAGCTCCGATCCACCAGAATCGACTTATGGTAGATTTGATTGTCCAATCGCCCGGATGCGTAGTTGAATCCCGAAAAATCACCGGCGACCGAGCCGAACGTTGAACACACGCACCGGGCGATTTCAGACAAAATTACTTTGACGAATTCAGCATGGTTAGCCGCAGGTTGCTTGGGATCAAGCTGGCTCAATTTCCAGCCTGCCGGAACAGTCAGCATCATATTACGTTCAAGCGGAATCGCGTCCATCGGTTCGACTTCATCGCTTTCCCCATTCGGCGGCGCGTCCGTATAAAGGATCGCCGCAAAATCGGCCGCCGCTTCCGCCGCGCTAAGTACCGCCAGATTATATCTGCGAAGTTGTGCGAACAAGGGCAATGCCGCTGTCAGTTCAGGTACTCCGCGATGCAGTCCCGGTCGATCCTGCCGGAAGATATGAAGCATATATTCCGCTGGCACATGCACCGCCTCGTCTCCCGGCGCGTATCGGGTGTCGCCGGGATGATATTTCAACACCCGGTAACTATCCGGGTTGCCCCATGAATCAAAGCTGATCCCATCGACGCTTGTGTTGTCAAGCAACCAGGTCAACTCCCCTGAAATCCGGTCTGCTTCAATCAGCATTACATCCAGTTTTACCCGATGACGAACTTTCGGATTTGTTGACATTACGCCAAAAGATTCCCCGTCCTGACAACGAGCCATTCGCATGGTTCTCAGCTTCGAAGCTAACCTGATTGACTCAGCCCACATGGCAAATTCAGATTCGATCTCATCGTTGAAATCCTCATCCGGCGAGAGCATTTGCAAACGCGGGCCAGTGCCGATGCAGTCGTTGGCCAGCATCTGCACCAGCCCTTTTGCATAGGAATTATTCGCAACCTCGTACCGTGACCGCATCCGCAGCGTCTGGCGAACTTCGGCGGTGGCTTCCATGTCAGCCGACAGGTGATCCGCCGCCGCCCAGTGCCGGGAATTGTCGCGGGTAGTCTGAGCCGCGTCAAAACGCGCCGAGATTCTCCGCTCCATCCATGAGGCATGCCGCCTCCACGGTTCAGCTTTGGGCTGTTCAACCGGGATGGTTTTGCCCGATGGCAGGAAAAGTTTTATATTATCAATTTGTGCCGCAGTTTTTAACATGTATCACGATCCGGAATGTTGAAGTTTGCTAATTTTCAGGCCGGAGTTTTTCCGGCGCATCGCCTTTTTGCTTTCCAGATAAGTGTCAGCGGCAATCTGTTCTTTCAGCGAATGCTGTTCGACTTTCTGCCCGTCCACTTCCGCCGATTTGGGCGCGGAAGCATTGTCTTTGATTGTTTGTTCAAGTTCAGCCATTGAAAAAAATCTCCACCATTTGTATTCGCCATCCTATCCACCGCATACAGTTGATAGTCATCGAGTTGCCGCATGCCTTATAGCGATGAGAATCCGGGCATTCTTCTTCGGGTTTGTCATTCCAGTTGATTTGTGTGTGATTGTCGGGAAAACCCATGAGCCGCTCACATTCAATAGGCATCATCCGGCGAACCACGGAACAGTAGGCAACCCCATGCGGAGCTACCGTGTTCAGTGTGTATTGGACGCCTTCCTGCATGCCTGTTCCGTTGCCGCCATTTTCCACCTTGCGGTTGATGATGTTTTCAGCGATGCCGTAACTAATTACCCCATAGCTGTCACATCCGCTGCGCAAAGTCGGAGACAAGCCGTCTTCATAGCCTATACTTCCAGCTTTGCCGCCTTGTCCCGGCAAAAATCCTGCCACCTGCACCAGTGGCGTATTCCCTCCACCAGTACCAAATTTTGCATTTACCTGTGGGCACACCCCGTCAGCACACTCTTTGACGCGGCAGTCCTGCGGATGATTCTCATAACAGATTATCGGAGGCTGCTTGTAATCCGTTGCCCTAAGCGGGTACTGGACATGTTCTGCAACTCGAAATTCCTGTGGCCGGTTGTTCAAACAGATTACAGTTGTCGGTTCTGATCCATTGACTTTTACTGTTCCTGATGCTCCGTCTTCCTGCCAGAACCCCTGGCCGGATTCACGGCAGATTATTGGCGCTTCATGGTTGCAGTTTAATGTCGGGGATTTTTCACTCAGAACTTCGGCATTGCCCTGACCATGAGCAATACACAGCAAATAGGTGGTCTGCTTCATACCGGGATTTGCGGCTAGAGCTCCTGTTATTTGTCCGTCCCCGTTTACATATCTGAGCTCATTTCGCGTATTCTGTGCAAACGACACTACTTCCTTGCCGTTTTCCGTGACGGACAAAGCATTGAGCGGAGCGCCGTGTCCATTTATGAAGGTGTGCTGCTGCTCTTTGCCGCTGACTCCTCCAGAGCTTGCCGTAAGACTTCGGGCAATTCCCGCCCTCGCTTTTCGCTCCGGCGCAGTATGCCCTCGCAAGCTTTCTTCGTCAAAAAGTACCGCTGCGGCACGTTGCCAGCTTCCAAGACTTCCGATAAGGAAGAGACGCCTTCGTCTTTGAGGAACAGCCCTTCGATACCCGTCCACTCGGGTGTACTGAGCGTCAATAATTCGCCACGCCAGTCCGTATCCTCCGGGAGCCGGGGTGATGATTCCGGAGTTTTTCCAGCCCCGGACGACACTTCCGTTTTTCTTTCTTCCGAGAACAGGCACTTCAACGTTCCATCCGCAGAGAGCTGATAATATTTCAGCAAAAGCATTTCCCTGTCCCTGAGACAAGAGACCAGGTACATTTTCGTAACATGTCCAGCGCACTTTCGTCCGATAAGCCAGTCGCGCAAACTCAAGTGACAGATTTCCTCGGGGATCATCAAGTCCTCTTCGAAGCCCGGCAATTGAATAGGCCTGACAAGGGCAGCCGCCGACGAGCAGGTCAATTTTTCCGTCATAATCTCCCTCTGTTATTTTTGTAAAATCTCCAAGATTGGGAATTGTCCCGCCATCCGGAAATTTGTCGATTTGTTTTTTCCAGCTTTCACGCTGTTTGTATTCTTTGCGTGTGTCCGCCTCTTCCGGCTCAAGCGGCCGCTTGGGCTTGGTCGCGTCAAACCTCTGCATCAAAACCGCGCTGGGGAACGGCTCAACTTCCGCAAAGAAAGCTGGCTCCCAGCCTAAAAGTTCCCAAGCCAAGGTCGCGGCTTCTACCCCGCTGCAAATACTCCCGTAGCGCATTATTTCTGTTTCCCCTTTTTGCGCATCCGGACGATGCCGTTAGCGAGTATCTCCGCTGCTTCTGTGAGCGGCGGCTTTTCCTGTTTGCCCTTATCCATCAAAACCTCCTGTCGAATTTTTGCATACCTTGCCCTTCCACTCTATACATACCGGAAAAGGGCGCAAAAAGACCCCATGAAACTAGGGGTGGAAGCGTTTTACAATAAAATTTCTTTTGGGAAAACTTATTTACACTTTACTTTTCCGCAGCTCGGAAAGTTTGAGTTTCTTGCCCGATGTTCTTTCGGCGCTAGACTCCGCACTTCGCCGTCTTGATGAGAGCTTGATTGGAGCTCTAGTGGATGTTGCTCCGTTTCCGAACTCCGGCAGTGACGCGCCAAGCATGGAGGCACATACCGCCGTTCCGGCAAGGCAGTCGAAAAAGTGGTTGTCATTATGCTGAGGACGAATTTTCCACTCATCAACCACCCGGCCGCGCCCTGCGGTTTTTACCCGGAATTCAGCCGACAAGTGTTCAGCTATTAGCTGATGCTGAAGCGGAGTGCGCCCATAAAAAGTTAAATTGCCTTTGTCGCCCAACGCTACCGCAAGCCGTGCGTGAATAAAGGATTTCCAGAAGTTGGAATCGTAGATCACATGCCGGATCGCCCGTTTACCGGTAACATTCGGAACCATCCAGTTAAGCCCCAATCGGTCGCCCGGCTTTTTGCGGTACTCAGTCATCGGCTTGGAGCTCGCTCCGACATATCGCCCGTGAGACGGCAAAATAAGATTGGAATGTGTGCTTTGACGGCAAAACTGATAGACTATATCCGTACTCTGTCCCCAGTTTGCGTCTATCATCGCACGCTCAATTTTAATCATTGCGCCATCTTCTCTTTGCCACTCTTTGCTCATTAGATCATCACACAAGGCAGTCATTGCCGCATAAAGTCCACCCTCGAAGCCAGCCTGGGGAAAAGTCGTCTGGATAGTCGGATTGGCGTCGGCCAGAGAAAACATCCTGCGGCGTTGATCCGGCCATGCACCGTAGTCGATCACCGCCCCGGTAAACTCATCATTCCACGCCACCACCACAAAGAAAAGCAGTGCCTTTTGTACGTCAATAAACATCGTCAGCTTATCGCAGGCCAGCGGAATATACCTATGCTTCAAGCCGCTGACTTTTGAGGCAATCTCATCCACCGTCATCATGGTCTCATCGCTGTTGTCATCCGGTAGAGGATCATTTTGATACTCGCTTCTGAATGCCGCTTCGTCCTGAAACTTCAGGTTCATGGCATGCTGCAAAGCGGAGATTTCATCATGGTTATACCGGGCGTCCCACGAAACTTCAGCTCCGGCGTCCATCGCTTCGCGATTTTCCTTGTAAAACTCTGTTGCCGTAGCAAAGTTGCCATCAGTCCGTAAAGACTTAGCCCTGAGTTCGGCATACTTTTCCCAAAGTTTCATGTTGTCAGGAAACTTGTAGACCATGCGTGTCTTTTCGCCATTCCAGTCCGGATGCTTGTTTTTGTCCAAAATGATGTCGGCCATATCGCCGGGGCGAATGATAGTACACGGCATCACGCCGGAGATTTTCTGCCCCGGCCCTGATAATCCCAAAACATCACCGCCAAGTACCCGGATGCGTTTTCTGGTCTGTTCTAAACTTCCCGCGCTTTCCGACGTCTGTGGATCGTCGATGATAACCAGCGAGGGACGTACACTGCGGCCATCACTGCGCTTATACTTCATTCCCCGGATACGCCCGGTAATCCCGGCAACCCGAACAATAATCCCGCTGGCTTTGCTGTCCTTGATGGTTGGCAGAACGATTTCATTGCTTGTCCAGGTAATCCGTGTTCGTACTCCCTGATAGAGCTGCCCTGCACAGCGGTTGGCGATGCCCTCAAGCTGTGCAACCGGAAAGCAAACTTCCGGGAAATCCTCTGCCAAAAGCTCATTGACGTCAAGCTCCGTTTTGATGCTGTCGAGGATTTCAAGTGCCGCGCTTTCAGTCGCGCTAATCAAGGCAACAAACTCACGATGCCCGTAGAGCATAGCCCATAATGCCGCCGTTTCTGACAGGCTGCTTTTACCACTGCCCCTCGGCATCGCTAAGGCAAATAACCCTCCCGCCAGTACCGCTGTTTCAATTTTGACAATCACCTTGATGTGATCATCCGACCAGCCCAGGGAAAAAGTGTCAGGAAAATAACTCTCACAGAAAAGTTGAAAGTTATGTTCGCAGTCCGCTTTGCGCTGCGGATTGGCTACTTCCGGCAATGCCCCGATGTCCCTGCCGGAAAGCGACTGTTCCGCTTGCCGCTGGCGTTCCGCGTCGCGCCGTTCTTCGTATGAACGAGCTCCGTCTCCGCCGCCAGTGGTGTGTTCCTGATCAAATATCCACGCTATATATTTGAGCAGATTGATATTCCGGGGATTATTGGAAGCGCCAATACGAAAGCCCACGCGGTTGAAGTCGCGATAAATCCGCGCTTGCGGCAAAACGAACCCAAGCTCTGTGGAGTTAATCAGCCGCGCCACTTCCACCGGACGCATGGATGATGGATTAATTTGCGGCATCGTCAGTCTCCTTTGCCAGCCAGGCGGTGTAGGTTATCAGGTTGAAAGTTCCGTCGGGGTTCTGCGGCGCTCCCGCCGCAATGTCCTCTGCTAAAGTCTCCTCGGAAATCAGCCGTGAGCCCGATTGCCTGAGCAGACGTACCAGCAATTCCGGCTTCAAAGAGGTCAATGATAGGGAATTATCCATTTATTTTGCCTTTATTTGCGATTATAATTTTTATTTGACTTGCTATGAGTTTCTATCGACGCTTATATGTCCCCAGCGAGCAGAACTAAGCTCAAAACCCATAACAACGGAGGTTCAAAATGAACACCAGCGAATTGAAAGCAGGAACCATCGCAATCGTGAAAGTCGGCCGCAACGAAGTAGAAGTCGAGGTACTCGAAGTTCTCGAAAGCAAATGGCAAGTAAAAAGCCTCAGCACCGGCCGGAGTTTTGCCACGGCCAATTTTGTCCGCATTGTCAGCCAACCGGAAGACGATGAGGCTTTAAACCCTGCGCCAGCAAGCGAATCCGGCACGGCGGCACAAGAGAAAAAACTTTCTCTACTCGAAGCCGCCGCACAGGTTATCAAGCAGAGCCAAAAACCGATGAACTGTAAAGAGCTCATAGCCAAGGCCACCGAATGTCAATTGTGGATTCCGACCGGAGCGAAAACTCCCGAACAGAGCCTTTACAGCGCAATTTTCCGCGAAATAAAGACCAAGGAAACCCCGCGCTTCCGCAAAAGCACCGAACGCAAAGGAGCCTTTGAGTTCGCCGGATAAGGCGCTACTCCTCCACCGCCTCCGCTTCGACCGGAGGCGTTTTTTCTTGCCAGTCGCAGTTATCGCCGTGAACAAATTCAGCCCATCGTTTGCGAATGACGTCGCAGTATTTTTCATCCAGCTCCATCAGGCAAGCCTTCCTGCCGGTTTGCTCACAGGCAATCAGTGTTGAACCTGAACCGCCAAAGCAATCCAGCACCAATTCACCACGCTGGCTGGAGTTTTTAAGCAAATAGATCAGCATTTCAACCGGCTTTGTGGTCGGGTGAAGTTCGCTGCGTTTCGGACGCGCAAACTCCAAAACGGTGGTTTGCTTGCGATCTGAATGCCAACTGTGCGCCGAGCCGTCTTTCCAGCCGTAAAGTATGGGTTCGTGTATCCACAAATAATCCTGCCGCCCAAGCACAAGAGAGTCCTTTTTCCACACCAGACACTGGCGCACTTGTAATCCCGCCGCCCGGCAAGCTCCCCGGAAATTATAGCCCTCGCTATCAGCGTGAAAAATGTAATACGACGCCCCCGGTTGCATTACTTCCACAGCATTTTTGAATGCGTCCGTCAGGAAGTTAAAAAACGCCGCGTCATCCATATTGTCGTTCTGAATCGTCATCCCCGTGCCGCCTTCGTAATCCACATTGTACGGCGGGTCTTGGAGCAGCAAGTCCGCTTTTTTGCCGCCCATCAACGTTTCAATGTCGGTGCTGTCAGTCGCGTCTCCGCACAGGAGGCGGTGATTGCCAAGCTGGTAGACTTCGCCGCGCTTGCTCTCTGGGACTTCCGGCGTTTCGGGAATTTCTTCGGGATCGGTTTCACCAGCCGTAACCACATCATCGCCATTGAGGATTTTGTCCAGTTCGCTGGCATCGAAGCCCAAAAGCGACAAATCAAAATCCGCTTCCTGCAAGTCAGCCAACTCCAGTGGTAAAAGTTCATAATCCCACTCCGCGATATTCCCCGTCTGATTATCGGCGATGCGGTATGCTTTGACCTGTTCCGGCGTCAGGTCAGTTGCGACATGCACCGGTACGGTTGCCAGTCCCATTTGCTTGGCCGCCTTCCAGCGCGTATGGCCGACAATGATTACCATGTCCGCGTCAACGACAATCGGCTGCCGGAATCCAAACTCCCGGACGCTGGCAATGACCGCCTCTACCGCGTCATCGTTGATCCGGGGATTGTTGTCATACGGGATTACTTCTTCAAGTTTCATCTGTTTAATTTCCATCGCGAAAACTCCTTTTTGGTGTGTTTCATAATTGTAAAAAACTGTTCTTTCGGGAAGTAAATTTCCCAAAATTATATTTTACATAAGTGTTTAATAATCAAAGTATAGAATTTTTTTATCGCCTGCAAGCAAGTCTGCTTATTAGCCTGAGTCCTTCCGCTGCCCATAGTCCGAGGGCTTTGAGGGGGGAACCATCTGAGGCCGCCTCGGAGGCTCCCCGCGATCCCGCCCGGACGCTCATAAACGCCCCTGGGGCGCGCCCTGACGCATTTTGCGCGTTTTGACGCTCAAAAGCAGCAAAACGCGCTGGCCGCCCCTTTCTGCGCGTTCTTCTGCGTCAGTCCGCCCACTCCCATATCTTTCGGCGTTTGCGGGAGATGACTTGATTGACCCGGCGCGTGGACACTCCGACGATGTCCGCGATCTCCTCTACCTCCGCACCGGCCTTGGCGAGTTTGATTATCAAATCGCTGTTTTGGTTGCTTGGGCGCTTGTTCGGGATGTAGAGTTTGCCGGAGAAGTGCTCCTGGATCTGTTCCACCAGTTCCGCCGGCAGCACGTCTTTGGCGTTAGCATAGCTTGACTTGTTGCTCATATGCTCTCCTTGGGGTTGCTTGATTTCAGAAGCTGCTTTGCCCGGTGTACTTCGCTGGCGGTTGAGAGCGCCAGTTGCATTGCGTCTTCGTGGTGACTGAGTTTTTCGGCATCGGAACTTTTGAACATCGTTTGGTTTTGGGGATTAACTGTCACATGGTATCGGAGAATCGGCTTATCTGTTTTCAGCGGTCCGCGAACCACCATGTTGGTGTACTCGTCGTTTGACTCTCGCCACTTGATCAGAAATTGCCACATGCGAAACCTCCTGTTTTTTTTGGTTGATATTTTTGGCCGCGATTATTTTTTTGCGGCACTTTGGGCTTTTGTATTTTCTAAAAATCATCAGCGCGAAACGCTTCCTTTTCGCGCGACATCCCCTTTCTTCACAGGGAGTAAATTACGGGGGCGTCTCAAACGCCCCGTATTTATCTCCCTGTAAGGGGAGATAGAGGTGTGCTCAGTTGACAGCTCAGTTGACAACTTTATTTCTTGTAACATGCTAATTTTTAGCTTGTTGCAGCAAAATGCAACTTGTCAACTGAGACAGCTTTTGCAACGTGTCGCAGTCACTTGTCGCACTTTCCAGTTTACAAACCCCAATTTTGAGGCTAAATTTTGTCAACTGGTTGTCAACTGAAGTGTCAACTGGCTGTCAACTGGCGATTTGTCAGTTTACACATCAGTTGACACTTTTCGGGGGTCTAAATCCTGTTTTATTTTGTAAATATATTGTCGAGAAATATTAGTAGTTTTGCCGATTTCAGCGGGTGATAATTCCGGATTATTGGCAATCAGCGCCGCCGCCCAGAGTGCCTTTTCGCCGTCTATTCCGGCGCGATTTTTGACGTATTTCATGTTAGATCCAATCCGCATTTTGACACACAAGCCCCGTTCCATTGCCAGTGCGAGATTTTCCTTTGCCCTGCGTTCCGGCATCTCATATCGTTGCTGTGCTTCATAAACCACCGAACGCTCTGAACATGGATCACAGATTGCCAGGCAGTTATCTATGAACTCATCGAGAGTGGGTTCTTTGGTTTCTGTGCTGGTTCTGCCTGGAATTAGCAGTTTGCTTGCATCCACATTTTCCGTTGGCGTAAACAGCGGCCACTGCCAGAGGAGAGGCATGGGCTTCACTGGAGGCCAACTGCGGATTGCTGATTCCATGACAAATGTATCCTCAAACTCATGTGGCCTGATAATCAAATGAGTATCGGCAGCCCGTGACTGCGCTCCTGCGCCCGAACCAACGTCAGTTACGCTTTTCAAGGCTTGACTGCCCTTGCTGGAGTGATGAATAAGCACAAAAGCGCAGTTCAAATGCCCCGCGTAGTAGTCAATCGCATTGTAGATATTCGCAATTGCGCTGTTGTCGTTTTCATCTATTCCCTGCGGCAACGTCCGATAGAAGGCGTCAAGGATTGCCAGCTTATACCGGTTGGGCGGCAGAGATTTGAACATATCACCGAGTGCAACGATATTTTGCAGTCTGCCGCGCATGGTAAAAGTGTCGATATTTTTCTTGAAAAGCTCCGGTTTGATATTCATTGCTTCCGCGATTTTCAGGTAGCGGTCAGCCAAAGTGTTCTCAAAAAGCTCATTGTCAAGATGCAGCACAAAGCCCTGTTCGACGGGAAAACCTAACCAGTCGATGCCGGAGGCAACGGAGATGGCCAGCCGCATAGCAAACCAGCTTTTGCCGACTTTAGGGCTGGCGATAATGTTCATCGTTTCGCCCTCACGCAGAAAACCATGGATTACCGGAGGATTAAGCCCGGCAAAATTATCTATAATTTGATCAAGCGGTTTCAGAAATGAATTGGTATCGACTTTTGTTGCGGATACTGCCGGAAGAACTACTTCCGTGTCGCAGCCAAGCGACGCCAGCAGCTTTGACAAATCCACTTCCGGGTCTTCCTGGGGTGCATAAGCCTCCGGTTCTTTGAGCTCACGGAGTTTGCGCCAGTCATTGTCAATACAGCCGTTGTGATGGCATTTGAAGCCAATTGCACCGCTGGGCTGTTGGGTAAGCACCGCACTCCGGTTGTCATGCGCCTCATTGAACGGGCAGACCGGGAATACCCACTTACTGCCGCCTTTCCAGTCAGTCGGGCCTTCGGCTTCCGGGCAGTATCTTGCAATCCACTCATTGAGTCTGAATAAGGATTGTGTGTTTTCGGGGGTTATATATACTGTCTCTTCGCTATCTGAGCGGCTCTCTGACACTATCTCTTGCAGTTTCTCCGTCGGGACAACTTCCAGCGTCTCCGGCATTGAGAAGATTTTAGCCATCCGGTATTTGCGGTCGCCAACTTCATCGCCCTTGCGATTCAGTGTGCCGGACAAGCGCCAGATACGAGCCGGATTGTGGACGGTCTGGTCAATTGCCACACACTCGTCCCCAAGCGGAGCCAGAGACTTCAAACAGGCTTTGACAAGCCCCTCGTCGTCTGCCGGCAAGTCAATGCGGTACATGAGCTGCGCACCGTTGCCGCTGTCAAGTATGATAGGCTTCGGCCAGCCCTTGGAAGTTAAGTCTTCCGCAACTTCCATTGCTTTGAGAAGCGCCGCATCGTGTTCATTCTCTGAAGCTGAAATGCCGGATGGGCGTTTGGGGTCACAATCTATCAGGAGCCAGCGGCGGCAGATTATATCCGCGTCGGTGGTGGAAGCATCTCGCTTGGCCACCTGAAACCGGTTAGCCGAACGCGCCAGCAGATCGGGATGTACCGGGTTCGGGGTAAAATATACCCCACGTGCGGATATCCTGTTGAGCTCCCCGATCACGTTGTCGATATTCTCAAAGGTGAAATACCCGGCTTCGGTGTGTTCCTTGCGCCAGGCGGGTGTGGTCGCATCCAGGCACCGCACCTCGAAAACATCTCCGGGCGAAAAGATAGTGCTCAGTATAGTATTTATGTCATTGCAATCGTTTTGCATTAAAGTCCCGTTTACTGGTCTGTCTGACCATCTGCTTTTTTGTCCCGTTTGGGGTTGTTTTCTGTCTTTTTCGATAGAGTGTCGGCTTTTTCGATTGCCTCTGTGCGCAGTCTGCTTCCCTCATAAGGCTGAATGCCAGTACCGGCATACCAGTTGAGATTATCGCTCATCATCGGCCTCTCGTTTTGTCATTCTGCATTTCCTGCATTCGTAATTGCAGGTGCGCAAGCGACACCAATTGGGAATATCCCGCATGAATCCATCCGGGCTATCCTCATGAAAGCAGTCTTCGCAAATCACCGCGCCACGGTTGATCAGAGCGCCGCAATGCTCACAGCTTATGGGAAAATCTTGTGTATGGTGTGTCATTTATGTGTATCCTTTCAGAATGTTACGGTCGCGGTCAGCGTCGCCGCCGCAAGCCAGTAGATGGTGTGCTTGATATCGCCGTGACAGCCGTAAACTACTGCTGCGGCAACGTCGAGAGTGATTAAAATCACCGGAAATATTTTTGTTATATGCATGGTTTTACCTCAGAACGGAACATCGTCATCATCGAAATCATCGTCAGGATAATTCGGCGGTTGCCAGTAGTCATCTGAGCCGTCATTCCAACCCGGTTCCGGGATAAAATCCGGGATTTCTCCAAGCTCATAATCGACAATGGAGACAAACTTTTCTCCCGCCACGGATTTGACGATGATTTTTGATGGCTTCGCCAACGCGCCCTCATTAGCCAGATTGACGGCTTCCGCTACACTCTTTGGAGGCGGCAGTTTTGAGCGGTTTTCCCACCAGGCTTCGAACTTTCTTCTCGCGTAGCCGGTGTGTTCCGGGCACACCCATTCACTTTCGTAGCGGTTGAAACCTGTGCAATACTCTATTCGCATAGTTTTCGGATAGTCGTCCGGCGCACCGCGCTTCTGGTGAATGCTGTATTCGACAGTCTGCACCTCATAATCAAGATAGCTGATTTGCCCGGAAAGCACACCTGTTGCCTCCGCTCTGGCATTCAGATTGCTTTTTTCCGGTGGCGGGCCGAACGTCGGCCTCGATGTACATCCGCACTCCGGGCAAGTCTGGTACGCCGCATGGATAAGAGCCAGACACTCCGGACACTTCTTTGCCGGAGCTTCACCGCCGCCACTGCCGGGTTCTTTAGCTTTAATCATGTCCACCGGGCCATGCCGCATGAGGTTGCCGCCGTAATCCAAAACCAAGCAGTCTGATTTGCCCGGATGAAGTCGCGTCCCTCGTCCCACCATCTGTACGAGCAGTCCCGGCGAATTTGTCGGGCGCAACAGTACGATGCAGTCGGTGTTAGTCGCGTCAAAGCCGGTTGTAAGCACATTGACGTTTGCTAGAAACTTCAATGGAGCCTTGTTGCTGAAGAAGTCTTCCGGCACGGCTTCGCCTTTGAAGCGGGATATAATCTCCGCACGGAGACTGGCTGAGGTTGAGCCGGTAACCACCGCACACTCTGTTCCCGAATATTCGGCAATCTTATCTGCGACATGCTGACAGTGTTCAACGCTTGATGTGAAAATCAGCACACTATTTCTGTCGCGGGTCAGCCCAACAATCTCCCGGCAAGCCGCGTCCACCAGTTGAGAGTTGTCCATGAGCTCTTCAATTTCAGACGAGATAAACTCGCCGGCACGAATGTGCAGATTGTCAAAGGACGCCTCCGCTCTTCCGGCTTTGGAAACCAATGGCGACAGGTAGCCCTGTGCAATCATTTCTTTTAATCCGGCTTCGTAGCAGACATGATTGAGCATATTCTCCGGCTTGCAAATCAGCCCGCCTTTCATTCGATATGGAGTTGCAGTCAGTCCGATCAGCCGGACATGCGGGTTGATTCCCTTCATGTCGTTAAGAAATGTCCGATACATCCCTTCGCCATCGGGGACGATTAGATGAGCCTCATCTATAATAAGAAGGTCAAACGGGCCGAGTTCTTCTGCTCGTGTGTAAACACTCTGAATCCCGGCAACTATCACCGCATGATCCGTGTCGCGGCTGTTCAGCCCCGCAGAATAAATCCCAATGTCCAACTCCGGACAGAGCTTGCGGATTTTATCGGCGTTTTGCTCTAAAAGCTCCTTGACGTGTGCTAAAATCAACACTCTGCCAGACCACTTTTGAATAGCGTCTGAGGCTATTTGAGCGATAATCAAGGATTTTCCTGTTCCGGTGGGACACACCACACATGGATTGTCGTCATGATTTCTTAAATGTTCATAAACCGCCTCGACGGCTTCTTGTTGATATTGGCGCAGAATCATCACTTAAACCTAAAATCTCCCCAAAGAATGAGTTTCTCAGGCTTGGCCTGAACTTCTTCTGATTACCAGCTCTGCATCAAGCAGAAGCTGCTTGATTTCTTCGATGTATATACTGAACATAGCGCATGGCAGTTCCAGTCTTTCGCGCACATAGGCCAGGCCAAAACCGGCCATAAGCAAACGGCAAATTTCCCGCATATCAGGATCGCTAATACGGTTGACTACTCTTCGGGTGATAACAATTTTTTTACATCTGCATTGCATGGTTGTTTATCCTTACATACAACATGCCGTCAGGCGGCATTGGATTGTGTTTTTTTGCGGTGATTTTCACTATCTGACTGTCATCCTGATACGCTCCGGCATGCTCCAGGGCATCAAGAACACATTTCAGCAAATTGTCCAGATCGCGTCTCCTCCGATCTGGAGGATAGGCTTCGAGAAGAAGTTCTATCTTTCCAGTCAGAGTTTTGATTCCGCAAGACCGGACGAGAGCGATTACCACTTCACGGTACTTTCGCCCGGCCTTGCTTATCAGAACGCGATGTCCAACATGCCGATAATAGTGATTTACACTAGGTGGGTACGGCAGTTCGAACTCCATCAACTCAGCGTTTCCATGGAGCAGACTGCTGTTGCTGAGGCGGTGCGGTGGTTGCCGGAGTTGCCTTGGCGGCGTAACCCTTGATCTCGTTGGAAATGTCGCCGTTTTCGCCATTGCGTTTGCATTTGACATTAATTTCCAGCGGCAGATTATGGAGATCAACGGAATCTTTCGGAGTCATCACGTTTACTGCACGGCAAAGCGCCGAGAGTTCCCCTCTGGCAATCTTAACGGCGGCCGCACTTGGGTTGTCAAGATTAAGCCTCGCCCATACTTTGCGCCCCTTATATTCGCCTTCGATAATTTCAAAGGTCAACTCGAGATAACTGCCGTTGCCGGATTTGGTGGGTTTCTGTTCTGATTCGACGATTACCGCGATGTATTTTCCTGCGGGTACTGCTTCTGGTGCGGTGCTCGGTTCGACTTCGTTTGCATTGAAATTCAAAATAGCCATGGTTACTTTACTCCTTTGGATTTGTTGGCATCATAATTTTTGCGTTCTTTGTACTCTTCTTTTTTACCTTTGTTCCAGTTGCTTATTGGTCTGAAGTAGCCGCAAACGCGGCTATACACCTCAGTCAGTTTTCCGCACTTGCCCATCGTTATCTCCTCCGTTTTTGATAATCTGATTTGCCCTCCGGCAGTTTTCGAGAATCTCATCAACTCCGCCACCTCCCGGCCCGAACGCCTTTTCCAAGGCGGGGCCGCCGATGGTGTTTTTTGCCAGCTCCATTTGAGCTGGATCATCGGTTTTAAACGTCACCAGCGGTTCGGGCATTGGTGGTGGTTGATCGCAGTAGAGGCAACTGCTTAATCCTGCGCCGTAACAGTATCTGCAACTCATGCGGAGTCTCCGTTAGCCATCGCCGCCATCAACGCGTCCCAAGACAAAGGCAGTTCGCCGGGCAAACCGTAACGGTTCTTCGCCACACAGGCCGGGCCACCAACTGTGCGCATGATCCGTTCGCCGCCATCTGCTCCGACTGGAGCGGCGATAGTGCGTTCCCGGTTGAATCCGGCATCCTCTTTCTGCACTCTGAACCTTCGTGTGGCGAAGAGAACCGCGTCAACCCATTCTGAAATCAGCGCGTTGGCGTGTTTGTGCAGTCGCGGTGAATAACGGTCGTAAGCGGAGGATTCCGGGTCTTCGAACTTTTCGATTTTGGAATGCGCAATCAGAATACAGGCCATGCCTTTTTCATTCCGCAGCGACTCAAGAAGATTGAGCACTTTGCGCCAGTGAGTAAGGGCATGAGTATAGCCACGGGCGTAACCGCCGTCGGCTTTTTCGATGCTCCGAACTCCGTATTCCCGGCACACTTCATCAAAGATTAAACGCTCCATCCAGTCGAGGCTGTCGATTGCGACTGTCTGGAAATCGTGTGCTTCCTGATGCAGAACGTGTAAGGCGTCTGTTACCTCAGAAAAGGTATTTGCCAGCGGAAATTTGTAGCAGTCAATTTCCGACAGCCCGTCTTCGGTCTGGATAAAAACCGACTTTGGAGCGGATGCCGCAAACATACTTTTCCCGATACCTTCGACACCGTAGATCATGAGGCGCGGTGGCATGGGTTCCTTTCCGGATTTGATGTTTTCAAGTAGACTCATTGATATCCTCCTTTTGTTGTTTTTGGGGTTCTGGTTTTTCCAGTTCTTTGTTGAATACATCCGTGATGTAGCGCAGTTGTTCGCGGTCAAAACGGTTGATGGTAATGGCGCAGAAATCATCAAGGGTTTTCTTGCCATAATCGAATGGTTCGTTAGGGCTTTTTCGAGCTCCGACCGTTCGGTTATAGGCGGAATTGATAGTCATGCGACCGGTTTTAACCATTCGCTTGATATCGTCATTCGCATTGTCCATGACGGTGCGGATTTGCTCGACTTTGCGCGTCGAAACTCCGAGGAGGTTGGCTGTTTCCTCTGCGGATTTTCCCAACCTAGCGCAAGGTTGCGCTAGGTTAACCTTAAGGTCTGACCTATAACCAGACGGCAATCTCTTATCCAGTTCAACCACACAGGCGGCAAGTTCGCTGTCTGATAGGTTGCGCCTGTTTTTCTGACAGGCGATGGCGTATTTTAAAGCCTCCTCCACAGAGGAGAAGTTTTTAAACACAACCGGAACTTGATAAATGTTCGCCTTTCTGGCGGCAGTCAGACGGGTATGCCCGTCGATAACGATGTTGCCTTGGTTTTTCCACAACACTATCGGCTGGCTGTTGTCGTAGCCATTTTTCCGCATGTCCCACATGACATCTTCCTGAATGCGCTTCCGGATGGGAAACAAATCACGAAAGGGTGATGCGGTTGTAATTTCGTTTATCAGCATGATTTTACCTGGTTATCTGTTAAATGCAAGCAAACGGGTTTCTTCGTAGCCGGTCGGCCAGAGATTGTTGAGGCGGCATTGCGTCAATCGTCCGATGGCGGCTTTGTTCTCGGATTCGGCCTGTTCCAGCGCATCGCCGCACACGCGCCACACGCCGCAACGGAAGGGCTCTTGCTTCTCCACCGCAATCAGGTGGAAGGGATAGCTATTTTGCGAAACCTCGCGCAAAACAGCGCGATAAAAGGCCGCCTGGTGGATATAGTGGTAACGCCGCGCGTCTGATTCGAAATAATCAAGGGCGTCACAGGTTTTCAGGTCAATAATGCCGAATTGGGTATTGAAGAAGTCCATGCGGATTTGACAGGGAACGCCACAATAGCTAGTTCGCACTACCCCTTCCGCAACCCCCTCCTGTAACATCTCCGCAGCTCCGTTGTGCAGCCAAACGGCTGTTTGCAGGCGTTTCAGGAAGTTGAAGTCGGATGGCGAAATAACCGGCTTATTCTGCGAATCAAGCCAACTCTGATAGGCCTGAGTGCTTTTCCCGTAGGCTTTGCCGGTCTGCGGATTGACGGGTTCGCCAACGGTGTATTCGGCATTGAATTTATCGATCCCCTCCAGCGTCAGCGTGTGGGCTGCCCGGCCAATGACATAAGCCGGACGATCCACGTCCTGAATTTCGCCGGACTCCTTTTTGCGGAAAAACTCCGGGCATTTGCGGAAGTCGGCCAGCGCGTGGCTGGACAAAAATTTACTTCTGTTGGCGTGATACTCTTCAGCGGGTTCGCTGATAATAAAATCGTATGTGTTCAATTTTCTACTCCTTGTGATGACAATGGCTGCTTCATTCTATTACATACCGGAAAGAGGCGTGATTTTACCCCTTCAAACTGGGGGTGGAAGCGTTTTACAATAAAATTTCTCATCGATCCCTGCTTGCAGAAAAACATCTTTTAAGGCATTGAGCCTCTGAAAAAACGTGCAAGCCGCCATGGAACAGTGGCTCAATGCTTCATTCACGGCGTAATATTTGAGGATGTTGCAAAGCTCCAGTAAATCAGGGGGCAACCGTTCAAGGATCATGGACACATCCAGTATCAAAAGCGGATCGCTGTGTTGGGGGCTTTCAACGGTGTTGACTTTTTCGACAACCCCGACGCCCGGCACCGCAATTGTTTCGTTGAGCGATTCCTGACATTTGCGCCAGTCGCGACGTTTAGCCTGCCGATGCTCAATTAGTTTCATCACCTTGTTTTCGACTACTCGGGAGATAAATGTTATCTCCTTGCTGACAGCCGGATCGAAGTTGTCCAGCCTTTTGTAGACTTCCAGAAAGAGCTCCTGTTGGATGTCAGGAACGTCATGCTCGGTAAAACCGAACAGCCCTTTCAGCATCCGGGCATGATGGCGGATGATTTTCTGAGCCAGAGAAAAAAACTCCGCGTCAGAGAGGGGGATAGGAGGATGTTCACCCATTGAATTTCCCTTTATTTAAAAGGTTATGGGATGTGCCATTCCGGCGTTTTTGACCGGAATAAAAAAGCACAGCCCTTCAATAGGCTAAGTGCATACATTCGGCGTATGCATGCATACATTTGGCGTATGCATTATGTTTTTTCAAAAAAAAGCCGAAATAGGAGCCTATAAATAGAACATCCGATTTCGGCAGAGGTACTTCTGTTTATTCAAAATACCATCTCACATTGCCAATGGGGCGATAGACAGAGAAAATGCCACATTGTACAGTTTGCTCAAAATATGAAGCCAGTTCCTTGTCATATTTACCAATTCTCTTAATAGCTCTATTGACAGCATTCCTAAATGATCTGTCAATATTTCGCATCGGATCATTCAGTCTTTTCTGCTGATTTTTGGGAGAAATTGCCTCATTGATGGTTTTGTTTAAAGCACAAATATCCATTTCCAATCTCTTGATTTCTTCCAAGTCGCCGCTGTCACGAGCAGCATCTAGATAACTCAGAAGTTCTTTAGCCTCATTCCGATACTGTTCAATGGCTTTAAGGTCAGCGACTGCTCCCGAACCTGCCACAGGAATATTTCCCACGGATATTCCTTCCTGATCGGCTATGGTGTCTTGATTGCATGCAGGGGATGTTTTTTGAATTATCTCAACTACTCTTGTTTTTACATTTGGGCGTTTAAGGAGAAATGCGATATAGCTGGCTCCAGTATCCACTCCCGTCAGCAAAAACTTTTCGCCACCATCAAAGCGCAGCTCCCACGCATCGCCGCACTTGCGGAAAATGTTTTCCGGCTCGGATTCAGGTTCAGGTGTTGGCGGCGTTACCAGTTGGACGAGGTTGCACTCACGGACCAGTTCGAATTCCGTTTGAGCGTTGAAATTGAGCACTTCGTCAAGCGGCACGAACGCCGAGCCCATATCGTTTAAGACTTTTTCGCTGGTACCGTGAATGATTTTCCGGACGGTTACCAGCAGAATATACGGTTTGCGTTCTTCACAGTTTAGCCGGAAAATCAGATCCATGATCTCGTGATTCCAGACTTTTAAAGTCAGATAAACCGTTGCCGACTTGCCTCCGGACAACGGAACCACGCCCAGTTTCCAGGTGTCCTCCTCATTATTGAACTCCTCGATGTGTGGAGTGATTTTAAATATTTTAGCTACCTCCGGCAGCAATTCGCTGGGCTTGACGGTAAAAAACAAGGCGGCGGCTTTTTCGATTTTGTATGACTTCAGCGGCCATTCCCGGCACACCGCCTCGTAGTTGCCTTCAAACTCGCAAACTTTACGAAAACCGCAGGATGGGTTGCACTGTTCCGGGCACGTGATCAGGTTCGCCATCTTTCCGGTCGGGACCAGATATTTACGTCGCAGTTTGTCAAAATCGAGGTTGTTTTCCAACATCAGCCGCCAGTCGGCCAGCGCCGCTTCAGTCTTCATCCGTTTACTGATAAAAGTCCAGAAATTATTGTCACCGTCCATGTTTAAATCCTCTTCTTGTCAACCATTCCTCGATCTTACGGCCGTCGTCGTCATATTTGAATTCCGCCAGGTTTCCGGCTTTAATTGTCACCATCCGCTCCGTTTTAGAATCTGTGAATTTAACCCGGAATTTAGCGCTGATAATCTTCGTGTTTTCCAGCAGTTCCAGCTTAAAACCTTTGATTACCTGAATCGCCAATTCTCCGTGAATGGCGGCGATCTCTCCCTTCGCTGTGGCAAATTTGCATTGCACCAAGGTGACGGATTCCATACCTGCAATTTCTTTACATTCCAGTGCTCTTTCGCCGTCTTTAATCAGAGGTTCCAAAGTAAACACATCATCGCCGCTGAAATATTCCCGGTCGCCATAGAATACATATCCAAACATGGTCCGGTAGGCTTCAATAATCCACGGTGCTTTGCGATAGATCGCCAGCCGGATTTCCGCTATCTTCGGGCGCAGCACCGCGATATCAAATCGCTCCGGGCGGTAATAAATGCAGTTGGTTTCACCTTCAGGAGTGATCGAACTGTCGCGGGTGAGCGGTTCGCCCTTGCGCAGCAGAAAGCAGTATTCATCCGGTTCCTCCAAAACGACGATCCTAACCGTGCGTCCCCGGCGTTTTCTCTGGAAAATCCGATTCAACAACCGTGCCAGTTTCTGCCGCAGATTGCGGCTCGGTGGCGCCATTTCCTTTTTTTCGATGGATTCGCCGTAAAAGTAAACGAACGAGCGCGGCGCGTTCCGACTGAATTTGGCGTGAAGCTGTTCCAGTTTTCGCGGTTCGTTTAACCAGAGCAGTAACGCCAGGTCAGCGGCGGAGGCATCGTTGCCAAGCTCAGCTGAATACGGTTTATTCCCGATAGTATCCTCCAGCAGGTCGAAATTGCGGTCGGCGGACATTTCATCGATCAAAGCCAGAGCGTCGAACATGACGGTGTTGATTTTGCCTGTCGGCGAAGCCAGATGCTGGCCCAGCTTATCATAATCAATGGTTCCGTCTTCTTTCATGTCGACATTGAATTCTGAAAAACGATGCAGAAACGCGAGCAGGAGTTCCGGCGCGACCTGGCGTAAGAATTCCGGCTTTGCAAACCGGTGTAGATTGTAGATTTTCATACGACTCCAAAAAGCGCAAGTGCCGCGGAACGCCTGTGGAAAAAAGTTCTAAGGAGAGAGAATAAACTGTTTACGTTCAGGCATTCCAGCGGCATATTGATAATTATTCGCTGTCTTCTTTATTCTGGAGCGCAACGATGATATTACTCCAGATATCCTGCATTATTTTGGATTTGACAGCGCGCGAATTCGCCGAAAGCTTATCCACCGCAGCCTTCAGGCCTGTTTCAAGCTCGGCAATACGTTCATCCTCGGGTTTATCCCAGGATTTATATAGCTTGTCCAAGGCTATTCTGGCCTCTTTGATATCTTTGACATAAAACGCCAATTTTGTATTATTGAGGCATTCCAGAGCATCGTGTAGCGCCATTTCCAAAGCGTCCAGGCGCGAATTTCCTGTAGCCCGATGTTTTGACAGATGCTTGTATTCAGGTTTTACCTTTTCCTTCGGCTTTCGCTTCTGCTTTGGTTTGGGGTCAGAACCCGTTTGCGGTTCAGGCGCTGGTGCAGGCTGAGTTGATTCCGGAGACGTTTTCGTCTCTTCCTGCTTTTGTGGAGCATCTGGTTTATCCGGCTTAGGCGGACCGAAAATCCCCGATACCCACTGGTGGAGATGTTTTAACGCCTCAAGTCTGGCCTTGATTTGTCCCTCCATATTCTCAAGCCGCTCGATTTCATCTTCAATCGGCTGTAAAAGCGGATTGCGTTGTGTTTCCTCCTGTTTTTGACGGATAATATCTTTCAGGATTTCGTCCGCCATCCCGGAAAAAATAACTCGTAACATACTTCGACTCCTTTTTTACTGTTAACAGTTTTTAATGGGTCGGGCGGATTTGTGCGGCCCGCCCGTACCGCATGGTTAATTTCTCATAAGCAACCCTCCGATTTGTTAGTTTTGTGTTTTTGTTAACGGGCTTTCAATGACCCCCTGCCGATTATCAGCTCATAGGATCACCTCCTTCCAGCTTTTTCCGCCGTTTTAGTTCCGCTTGCAAATCAAGGAAATAAAAACGGATATCCCTGAGGGTTTCTGAGTGGATGGAAGTTTTCGTATCTTTAAGATATTTAATCCAGGTTGTCAGCAATCCCTCCAGCGTTTTCCGGTCGGGATATTCCAGCAAAACTCTTCTCAAGTCATCTTTCATTTGCAGAAAAGTT